GGGTATAGACAAAATGACCACCAATAATACTAATATATATAATACTAATAATAATACTAGTAATAATACTAAAGATAAAGGCGCGCCCGCGAGATACTTTGAGGACGAGGAACTAAACAATAAGTTTCTGGAATTTCTTTCCATGCGGAAAAAGATTAGAAAACCAGTTCGGACGGATAGAGCTTTAAAAGCATTACTCAAAAAGTTGCATGAATTATCTGGCGGTGATGTTGGACTGATGAAACAGATTATAGACCAGTCATTGGATAAAGAGTGGCTAGGACTTTTCGAACTGAAAACAGCTAATGACAGCACGAAGAACATCAACGACCGACTGTACGGAGACATACAGCACTGGGCGGCACAGAAAGAACAGGAGGGAGGCGGAATGTATGACGATTTCGGAGTTTTCTAAAATCGTGGCTGCCCTAAAGACTGTCTACACGGCTCCGGGATTTGTTCCCAACGAACAGGCGTTAGACATGTGGTACCGCTTAGTAGGTAAGAACAACGACTATCAGACGATAAGCGTGGCGGCACAGATGTACATGACAACAGGCAAGTTTCCGCCGACACCGGCAGACATTTTGGAGTGCACCAGTAAGCTCAAGGCAGAAAGCAGTTACCTGAGCGAGCAGGAAGCGTGGGCAACAGTGGCAAAGGCGTGCAGTAATGGGATTTACGGCTACAGAGAGGAATTTGACAAACTGCCTCCTACGTTGCAAAAGGCAGTAGGAACGCCACAGACGCTCCATGATTGGGCGGTAGTAGATTCAGCGGACTTTCAGACGGTCATACAGTCAAACTTCCTCAGAAGCTACAGAGCGGCGTTAGAAGCACAAAAGGAGATAGACAAGTACCCACCGAAGCTCCGAGAGATGATAAGAGCGGCGGGGGCGATAGAGCGAAAAGAAACAGTGCCGGAACTACCCACACTGGGAGAAATAGTTGGGCGGTTAGAGCAGGATAATAAAAATTATCCCCCGGAACAATGTAGTGGAGCGTTGGGGGATTGGATAGCAGAAAAGAAGGAGAGATTGGGTTATGAATAACACAATGATTAGCGTAAACGGCTTTGCGAAAAGAGAGTATGAGGACGTCTTAGAGAAAAAAGGTGTGATTCCTGCAAGTGTTGTAATCACAGTCGAGGACAAGGCGATTGCAAGAGCTATTTTAGAGCTATTTAAAGACAAGGTACAAAAAACAGGCGTTTTGCGGATGAAAGAAATTGAAGCTTTTGCCCGCGGCTACAACGAATTGAGCAAAAGCATTGAAACGGCATGGGGAGAAGAAAGCGAGGAGAAATATGGCGGAGCGGTACGTTGACCCAGTCAGGGAATACCTAAAAAGACAGCACCTTGAGGCGGAATATGAGTGTAGAACAGCACACAAAGCAATCAAACGAGGCGCGGCGAGCTACAACGAATACGAGAGATATGAGGAGGAATTAGAGCAATGACACTATACGAGATTGACAGCACAATTATGGATTGTGTAGACGAGGAGACAGGAGAAATTATTGACCTCGAAAAACTTGAGGCTCTCAACATCGAGAGAGACAAAAAAGTGGAGGGAATCGCGCTGGCGGTAAAGAATTATGCCGCAGAAGCAAAGGCAATCAAAGAGGAGGAAGAAAAGCTTGCGAAACGCCGCAGAAGTTGCGAGAACGCCGCACAGAGGTGTAAAGACTATCTGTCCCATGCTCTTGACGGAGAAAAGCTCAAAACGGCAAGAGTAAGCGTATTCTACAAGAGCAACGAGTCTGTGACTATTGACGATTTAGGCAGTCTGTCAGAGGAATACATCAGGATTCCAGAGCCACAGGCGGACAAGACAGCGATTAAGAAGGCGATTAAAGCCGGGAAAGAGGTTGCAGGGGCACATCTTGAGACCTCAAAGAGTGTGATCGTGAGGTAAGAAAAATGGGAGATGTTTACACAAAGTTACAAAAAATTCAAGCAGAATTAAAGGTGCCCAAGAGTAAATACAGTGATTATGGCGGCTATAGTTACAGGAGCTTAGAGGACATCTACGAGGCAGTAAAGCCTTTATTGGATAGGGAAGGCTTAATATTAGCCGTAAACGACGAAGTTATTATGCTGGGCAACCGATTTTACATAAAGGCGACAGCAATTTTAAAAGACATAGAAAGTGAGGGCAGTTTTTGCACTACAGCATACGCCAGAGAAGAAGAAAGCAAAAAAAAGATGGATGCAGCACAAGTTACCGGCTCAGCATCGAGCTATGCGAGGAAATACGCATTAAACAGCTTGTTTCTTCTGGACGATTCGAAAGATGCGGATACAGACGAATATAAACGCAACGAGGTTATCACAGAGAAAGAAGCAAAGCGGCTCTATGATCTGATGCAAAAAAAAGGAATGACGGAAGCCAAGATCAAGGAATGGGCAAGTCAAAGAGGTTTAAAATCATTGTATCAGACGACACAACAACAATATGCCGAAGCCATGAAAGAATTAGGACTGGAATAGCATGGATTTAACTGGAAAAATAAAAAACTTAGCAGTGGATTATTTTAGCAAAAAGATAACAGTTACTCTGGAAATCAACGAGGCGGAGCGGTTTATAAAGGGTGTGGACGAACTGAAAAAGCTGGAAAAGCTGTCCATAATAATTAAACCGTTCCGTAAGAAAAGAAGTTTGTCGGCAAACGCCTATTTCCACGTCCTAGTCACCAAAATAGCGGAGAAAGTCGGCACGAGCAAGGCAGAAGCTAAAAATTTGATGATAGGCAGATACGGACAGCCGGAGCTGATAGACGGAGACGTGGCGGTTCTAAAAACCAACGTCCCGACCAGCATCATGTACAAAAAAGAGGACGTTCACACGGTTGCGATAGGACGGCGACTAGAAAAAGGCAAAGAGGTAGTGTTTTACAGGCTCATGCGAGGTTCACATACCTACGACAGCCGGGAAATGAGCGAATTAATCAAAGGCACGATACAGGAAGCGGAAGACTTAGGAATCGAAACGCTAACACCAAGAGAATTGGAACAAATACTAGGAAAATGGAACCCAAGAAAGGAAGAAGAGAAATGAAAAAATTTGAATTAACAACAGAGTCTATTACAAACGAAGCTGGGAAAAAATTATTTAGAATTAAGGCATTAATTGATTTTGGAGACGTGAAAGCCGGAGAGCTTGGCGGATACGTAGAGAAAGAGGGAAATGTATCGCAAGACGACAATGCATGGGTTTCCGGCGATGCAGAGGTTTTCGGAAACGCAAAGGTGTTCGGCAATGCAAGGGTGTCTGGCCATGCATGGGTGTCCGACAATGCATGGGTGTCCGACAATGCATGGGTGTCCGACAATGCATTGGTATTCGGCCGTGCATTGGTATTCGGCGATGCAAATGTGTCTGGCCGTGCATTGGTGTTCGGCAATGCAAGGGTGTCTGGCGATGCGTTGATTTCCGGCAATGCATGGGTGTCCGACAATGCATGGGTGTCCGACAATGCAGATTATGCATTAGTACAGGGCTTTGGAATAAAATTCCGCTGCACAACTTTTTATAGGGGCAAAAATAAAAAAATAATGGTTAATTGCGGATGCTTCCATGGGGATTTAGAAGAATTTAGAAAACAGGTAAAAGAAACACGAAGCGGGAAAATCGCAAAAGAATACCTGATGATTGCTGATTTAATGGAATATCATTTCGTAAGCGAGGATTCTAGCGATGAATAGCGTACTACAAACTAAAAAAGAGTGTTTTTTCTGCAAAACAACCCAAAATTTACATAGGCATCACGTCTTATATGGCAGTAGCAACAGAAAACAAGCCGAAAAGTATGGTTTTACAGTTTATTTGTGCTTGAATCATCATACCAACGGCGGCGAGGCAGTACACCGCAACCCCAACGGACCGCTAGACAGGTATCTCAAAGAGCTGGCACAAAAATACTGGGAGGAGAACAACGGAACGAGGGAAGAATTTATCAAAACATTTGGGAGGAATTACTTGTGAACAAATTTAGAAATAAAAAGATTTTTACGAAAGATGGGAAGTTTGATAGCAAGAGAGAAATGCATCGCTATTTAGAACTGGCGGCAATGCAAGAAGCGGGGGAAATTACAGGATTAGAGCGGCAGCCAAGATATATCCTTGTAGGTAGCCAGAAACGAGAGGATGGAACCACAGAACGCCCTGTATCATATACAGCAGATTTCCGATACACAGACAAAGAAGGCAAGATTATTGTCGAGGACGTAAAATCCCCGCGCACAAGAAAAAATCCGGAATACATCATCAAGAGAAAGCTGATGCTTGAACGGTATGGCATCACGATCAGGGAGGTGGCGTAATGAAAAAAACAGGAGACTCAGAAGCAAGAAAAGCGGCGAAAATACTCAAGAAGTACTGCAACGAGCATAAATATTGCCGAAATTGCCTTTTTGCGGTAGGAAAGGAGGGCGCGGCTTGCCTGCTAGTAAATAAATTGCCGTTTGACTGGGTAAGATATTAAAGCTGGACACCCTCCGGGGTTAAGGATAGATACACATTACAGCAACACGTTAACGGTTCCATGAGGAGCTATATGCCATTGATTCCTCCGGATTTATTCCGGAGGGGAAAGGAAAGAAAATGCCATACGGGCTGAAAGACGAAGATTTTGACAAAATACAAAACAAAATAGCGAAAAAACTATATGAAATACCAAGCCTTGACCGAGCCGCATTTCTGATGGGATGCACAGAACAAGAGTTAAGGGAAGCAATGACCGAACTACGCAAAACACCCAAATCGAGGGGGAAAATTGAAGCCGTAGAAAGGGAGTTGAGAAACAGAGGATACAAAAATAAAAAAACAAAGTTTTTCCCAAGCGACTTGGCGGAAAAGAGATTTGCGAGGGAGTGGACGAAAGCGTGCGGAAGAATAAGGGGGAATAGATAAATTGAAACGTGCAAGAAAGGAGTGGTTTTATGGACTCGAAGAGAACCTTACTTGATATATTTCATGTATCCGAATCATATAAGCTTCCAGATGCAATTATGGATGCATTACTGTCTGATAATGCAGAAAGTATCATAAGGCTAGTGAAAAAAAGTACGCACGATGACATCCGGGATATATTCCAGCAAGAGCAGGGAGACAGAAAAACTTTAAAACAGGATTTTACACCGGATTGCATCTGCGCCATGGTCGCAAAAATGATGAAGCCGGGCAGTGTACTGGATATGTGCTCTGGAACGGGAGCATTAAGCAAGGCAGCCGCAAAAGAGCATGGCATAAAAATATGCGAACAGGAATTTAGTGAGCGTACGATTCCATTTGCCTTACTAGATGCCTGCATTGATGGATTGGAAGGAAGTATTAGCCGGGCGGATTGTTTACGGGGAAATATAATGCAAACATATCATTTAGAAAAAAATAATGATATAAGTATCCCAAAACAAGTAGAACCGGAAGAAATGGGATGCTTTGATAATGTAATTATGAATCCACCATACTCTATGAAATTCCCAGAAGCGGACGAGATGCCAATCATGGGACATAAAATTCCGAAAAGCAAAGCCGATTACGGATTTATACTGCGCGGTGTACAACATTTAAAAGATGATGGACGACTGATTGCGATACTTCCGCATGGTGTCCTTTTTCGAGGAGCGGCAGAAGGAAAAATTAGAGAATGGCTTGTTAAAGAGCACTGGATTAGTGCTGTAATTGGATTACCGGATAAGTTATTTTTAAATACAGCAATCCCAGTATTTTTACTAATTTTAGAAAAAAATTCCCCAGATATTCTTTTCATTGACGCATCAAGACGATTTGAAAAGAAATCAGCACAAAACGACATGTCGCAGGAGCAGATAAGAGATGTCGCCGATGCTTTTTTTACACGTAAAGATGCAGAAAAATATGCTTACGTAGCATCTTATCAGGAAATAAAATATAATGATTACAATCTAAATATCCAAAGATATGTAGATATGTTTGAACCAGAGCCTCTACCAGACGCGGAAGCGATTCTTAAAGAACTGCAAAAAATTGAAAATGAAGAGAGGAAAACTAGAAAAGAACTGTACGAAATGCTGGGGGAACTGGTAGGTAGCAAGGGGGATATGAACGTTATGAAAGAACATAGAAAATTGCTGAAGCCGCAGAATACAAGAAATACTTTCAGGCAAATGACATTAGAGGATTATGAAAATGCAATGTAAAAAAGTCAATATTTTTGAGATATGCAAAGTAGAACGTGCGGTGGCTGGAAAAATATATACGGCAGGGAGTTGCTATGTAAAATTAAGTGCTGCGGATGAGTATGTAGGCCAATTAAAAAATGACAATACACTGGATACAAGATACGCAGTGTTTGAACCAAACGAAGGAATTTGCGCGGATTACTTGCACATTGCTATCTGCAATAAGTTTCCTGAGTTTTTGCGAAAATACCGGACAACAATTAATTTACAATTTGAAACATTAAAACATTTCGTACTTGACTGGCACGAAAAGGAGGAAGAACAGAGGTATGTTGTAAATGCAGTCAAGGCGGTGGATAATGAAATAGAACTTACCGAAATGCAGATAGAAAAAGAGAAAGAGATGAAGAAATGGTATCTTGCAAAGATGATGGCGCAACAAAACCAGACACCTACATGATCATATCAGAAAAATTCATGCAGGGTGAAATAAGCGAGGACGAATTTGTGGAGCAGTATAACCGATTGATTGAGCAGGAGGCTGAAAAACACTGGGAACCGGTCGAACCGCATGAGCATATTTAAGAGGAGAGAAAATGAAGTTTATTGATTTGTTTGCCGGAATCGGAGGGTTCCGCAGAGGCATGGAATTAGCGGGGCATGAATGCGTCGGGTTTTGCGAATTTGATAAATTTGCAACCGCAAGTTACACATCAATGCACCTGCTTACATTAGAGCAAAGAGAACGTTTAAATAAAATGCCGTTGAAACAGCGACAAAAAGAAATACTAAAGGAGGAATACAGAAATGGAGAGTGGTACGCAAATGACATTAGAAGAGTATATGCCGGAGACATTCCAAGAGCAGATTGCTGGTGTTTCGGATTCCCGTGCCAAGACATCTCAGTTGCAGGAAAACAGCTTGGATTTCAAGGGAACCGTTCAAGCTTGTTTTTTAGAGTTATGTACCTTATCGGACAACTCGAAGAAGAAAATAGACCCACTTACCTTTTCGTTGAGAACGTTAAGAATTTGCTTAGTGTTAATGGAGGATGGGATTTCGCCAGACTGCTCATTGAAATGGAGCAGAGGGGGTATGATGCAGAATGGCAGGTGCTCAACTCCAAAGATTTTGGAGTGCCACAGAACAGAGAAAGGTGCTTCATTATCGGACATCTTAGAGGGAGAAGTACCGCAAAAGTATTTCCTGTCGAAAGAACAGACGGAGAAAATAGTATTCAAATAATTGATCACAAAGACGGATACAGAAAAAATACGCAGGTATTTGCACCTGATGGAATTACAGAAACTCTTGATACTGGTCAAGGTGGTGGGCGAGGGCATCATGTAGCATTGCCGTGTTTTATAGATTTGTGCAACAGTGGAACAGAAACAACTAGCATTGCCAGATGCTTGCAAGCGAGATACCAAAAAGGATGCGGAACGTATAAAGCGCAAAATAGTGGTATTGCAATTCCAGTCTTAACACCAGACAGGGCAGAGAAACGTCAGAACGGAAGAAGGTTCAAAGAAGACGGTGAGCCGATGTTTACACTTACTGGACAGGGTAGACACGGAGTGGCGATCGAACCGATTGGAGTTATTGATCCGCAGGGCAGAAAAGTAGTCGAAGCAACAAAGCAAGGCTATTCCGAGTGTAGAGTAGGCATTGATAGCGTGAATTTATCAGTTCCAGGAAGTAAAACAAGAAGAGGGCGAGTTGGACGTGATATTGCAAATATATTAGATACCAGTTGCAATCAAGGGATTTTTGTGCAAGTTTCAGAAGAGTTGACCGTATATGCAGTCTGGTACGAAAAATACCAATGCTACATAGCTATTAGAAGGCTGACACCGAAAGAATGCTTTAGGCTGCAAGGTTGGACAGATGACTATTTTAAAAAAGCAGAGTTTGTTAATTCTGATAGTCAATTATATAAGCAAGCAGGAAACGGCGTAACTGTAAATGTAATAAGAGCTATTGCAGAAAAATTAGGCGAAAGAGATGGATACACGAAATCACGAACATTGCAAAGGCAAAACGGCGCATGAGCATATATAAAGGAGTGATAAAACTATATGAAACAGCTTAGCCTTGAAGATATCAATCTTGATATGATTCCGATTAATGTTCTGCAGGATGTAGATAAGCGAATAGCTGACTGGAGAGCAGCCGGAGGCAAAGACTCTGATACATACATCCAGAATCAGTTAAGATATTTAAAACGAGTCGAGTTGATGGCAAGCAACGCCGCGGATACACTCACATATTTTTAAATAGGAGGAAATAGCAAGTTTATTTGTAAAGCGAAAAAACGTATAGAAGCATGAAGACAAGAAAGGAAAAAAGAAATGAGTATATTTAAAAGGAGGAAGAAAGATGTTAACTGCTGTATATGATACAAGGCGTTCTACCGACGTAATGGAAATTCAGAAGGATGCTCAATATTTGAAAGAAGAAATGACTGGTTGTATATACAGGCATTTCAAAGGAGAGTTATATATCGTAACGGACGTTGTAGTAAATTCCGAGTCTCTTGAGATAGAAGTAATATACAAAGACTTTACACCTTCCCAACTTACATGGAGTAGAGATTTAAAACAATTTTTTTCGGGAGTCGATACAACAAAGTACCCTGACGCGCTACAAAGAGTAAGGTTTAAAAAAGTTGGAAGAAACGGGGAGATAGAACGATGAGCAATCCTAAACACGACTGGTACGGACACGCAGTAAAGCAGGTGAAAAAATACCCAGACAAACTGATTGCAGAAAATACAGCACAGTCAGCCCTATGGATGTACGCTATTAACAAGGCGATAAAGCAAACAGAGGGCATGGACAACGGATTGGACAGAATGAAAGCTGTACAGCTGGTGTATTTTGAGGATAGATACACGATAGCGGGGGCGGCGGATAAGCTCGGATATGCAGAAATGACTATACGCAGATGGCTTAGTGCTTTCGCCAATTTGGCTGGGAAATATGCAGGATATTAGAGGGGGAGAATTATCTCCCTCTCTTTTTTATGTTTGTCTAACACGGCTTAAAAAATGCCGTACAATACACTTGTACGGACGAGTACTGGTAACTTTTTGTGAGACATAACCTCCTCTATCTTTTTGTGGTAAAAGTGTAAACTCTCACCCGCGTAAAAGAGAGTACATAAGACGCCTATCCCACGGTGCCTTGTGTCCCATACAGGTTGCGGACCTACAAGTGTTTAGAGACCAGCCGCTTATTAGTCTTACCCCGGCGGCTGTTAAGGTGCAATTCCTTATACTTGTATCTAGTTGTGCTATGCAACTGGTGTAAACGATTTTTTTCATATTTTCTTTCCTTTCATATAACCCCGTAAACAATCCATTACGGGGTTATGGTTGTATTTAGGAGGTGACCCAAAATGGGATAAGTAAATACCAGGAGTGGCTGACCCAAGAAGGGTTGCTAAAAATAGAGGGATGGGCACGAGATGGATGCACAGACAAAGAGATTGCGGCAAACATCGGCATCAACCCAGATACCTTGTATACATGGAAGAAAAAATTTCCAATTTTAGCCGATACCTTAAAAAAGGGGAAAGATGTTGTGGACAGGCAGGTGGAAAAAAGTTTGTTACAACGGGCGCTAGGGTACAGCTACGAGGAGACGAGCGAAAAGTACGAAGGCGGAGTAATGACGGAGCGAAAAGTAACAAAGAAGCACATTCCGCCGGATACAACAGCGCAGATATTTTGGCTAAAGAACAGGAAGCCAGAACAATGGCGTGATAAGCCACAGTCAGAGAGTGCAAGTGATAAAGCACTAGCAAAAGCTATTGAAATCCTTGGGGGTGTCGATAGTGCCATTGACTAGCAAGCAGGCAGAATACCTGCAAGGCTGTAACCACCGTTGGAACGTAAAGACCGGGGCGACAGGCTCCGGGAAATCCTTTGTTGACTACGCGATCGTAATTCCTCAACGCCTGACACATCTAAAAGGATTAGGGTTGGCTGTGATGCTTGGCAACACCCGCGGCACGCTACAACGTAACATACTTGACCCCATGCGGGAGATTTGGGGCGAGGAGCTAGTTGGCGAGATACGCAGTGACAATACAGTGCAGCTATTTGGCAAAAAGGTATATGCATTAGGTGCTGACAATAAGAAACACGTTGCAAGGATACAGGGAGCAACGATTGAGTATGCATACGGCGATGAGGTGACGACGTGGAATCAAGAAGTTTTCGAAATGTTGAAATCCCGTCTCAGAACGTCACACAGCCATTTTGATGGCACTTGCAACCCGGCGGGGCCGAAGCATTGGTTTAAAAGTTTTCTGGATTCGGATGCCGATATATTTCAGCAGGCTTACAACATACATGATGGATGCCTGCCTCCGGCGGTAGTGGACGAGCTAATAAAAGAGTACTCCGGGACACACAGGTATCAACGCTACATATTGGGCAACTGGGCAGTGGCAGAAGGTCTTGTGTACGATATGTTTTCAGAGGAAAGACACGTCTGCAAGGCAGAGACTAGCGGAGAGATAATTGTTAGCTCCGACTTTGGTATGCAGAACGCTACCGTCTTCCTCGTCTGGCAGAAAAGAGTAGATACTGGCAACTGGCACTGCCTACGAGAGTATTATTACTCAGGCAGAGAGAACAACCGCATGAAACCAGTCAGTAAGCTAGTAAAAGGACTAGAGGACACGCTAAACGGGCTGAAAGATGATTTAGTGATTGTTGACCCATCCGCCGCCGCTCTCATCGTGGAGTTACGCAGTAAAGGGCATAAAGTCAAAAAAGCAGATAACACTGTTAACGATGGGATAGCAGACGTTGAGACGATGTTGACACAAGACAAATTATCGTTTGACCCGTCTTGCACACACACGATCGAGGAGTTTGGTATCTACGCATGGGACCCAGCGGCGGCCGACAAAGGCAGGGATGTAGTTATAAAACAGTCAGACCACGCAATGGACGCTATCAGGTATTTTGTAAAAACAAAAAAACTCGTCAAGCGCAGTCAATCAAGACAATACAAATCAATTCTAGGGTGATAACAATGTATCTATCATATCAAGATTTTGTTGCCGCAAAAGACAAAGGGCAATTTATAAATCAGTTTATAAAATTCCATGAGAGCACAGGGGCATATAAAGAGGCGTTAAAAGCGGACAAGTATGACGCACAGGAAAATGAGACTATTTTACAGTTCCAGCGCATCTATTACACTCTATTAGGTCAAAAAAAGATAGATAATTTTTCGTCTAACGCACAGATATGCTCTAATTTCTTTCACAAATTAAATACACAACGCTGTTCGTACAGCCTAGGAAACGGCGTCTTTTTTAACGATATGAGCATTAAAAAAGACAAGCTAGGCAAACAATTCGACAGACGGATTAAGGAGGCGGCTTACAACGCATTGATTCACGGTCAATCTTTCCTTTTTTGGAATGTGGACCACGTGCATGAATTTCCCCTCACACAGTTCGCCCCGATGTGGGATGAGGACACAGGGGCATTGATGGCAGGCATAAGATTCTGGCAACTGGACGAACAGAAGCCGTTTAAGGTTGTGCTATACGAAATAGATGGCTATACAACCTACAGCGCAGAAAGCAAATTTGGAGAATTAAAAGAGACCGCTCCCAAACGGGCGTATAGGCAGAGGATTGAGGTTGCGAACAATCTGGAGCCCGAAATTATCGGAGAAGAAAATTATAGTAGTCTCCCTATCGTGCCGATGTTTGGGAATAAACGACATATAAGCACTCTGAGAGGGATGCAGTCAAAGATTGATGCATATGACGCAGTACAAAGTGGTTTTGCCAATGATCTAGACGACTGTGCGCAGATGTATTGGCTTATCTCTAACGCTGACGGCATGACAGACGATGAGCTGGCGGAATTTAGAGACCGGCTCAAGTTTCAACACATCGCAAAGGCTGAGGAAGGGCAGGTACAGGCATACACGCAAGAGCCACCATATACCGCCAGAAAAGAGTTTCTCACGCAGATGCGGTCAGAAATTTATGAGGACTTCGGGGCGTTGGATGTACACGCCATAGCCGCCGGAGCAACAAATGACCATATAGACGCGGCATACCAGCCGCTAGACGACAATGCAGATGATTTTGAGTACTTCGTAGGCGATGCGATCGAGAAGATTCTGGAGCTTGCAGGGATTGATGACGAACCACAATTTAAGCGAAACAGAATCAGCAACGAGAAGGAACGAACAGACATGATTCTTGAGGCGGCTAATTATCTGGACGAAGAAACCATCCTCAAAAAATTACCGTTTGTTGCACCGGAGGAAGTGCCGGACATTTTGGCAAATCTGGACGAAGAATCATATAGCCGCTACACAGAGCCACCTGAACCAGATATGCCGGAAGATAACCCGGAAGGGGATGAATAACCATGTATCCATCCGACAAGTGGACAGAGCAGGAACTGCAAAAGTTAGAAAAACGGCTGGCAGACGTATATAAGCAAGCTGGAAAAGAGCTTGACAGCAAAGCGAGAAATTATTTTAAACAGTTTTCTAGCCGGTACGCCAAAGAATACGCGGCATATCAGGCAGGAAAGTACAGCAAGAAAGAATTTGAAGCATGGCTGATGAACCAGTATGGCAGAGGACAGAGGTGGGAAGCACTGCGCGAGGACATGGCTCGGAGACTGACGGAATCAAACCAGATTGCCGCGGCGTACATCAACGAGAAGACTCCTCTTGTGATTGCCCTTAACCATAACTTTGAGGCGTACATGATTAAATTTCTTACGCCTGATAAACAGATAAAGGAGATTGGAGATATTGCATTTAATTTGGTTGATGAGCATACAGTTAAGCGGCTGACGGTCAGAAAACAAAAAATTCTCCCGCCGCGTAGGGTATTAAAAAGCAAGGATGTGCATTGGAACAAGAAGAAATTGCAAAATGCACTACTGCAAGGAATATTACAGGGTGACAGCATAAAAAAGCTCGCAGGGCGATTCCAAGACGTTACAGGCATGAATCATACTGCCGCAATCCGAAACGCCCGCACAGCGTTTACAGGGGCACAGAATGGGGGCAGACAGGCGGCATACGAGGAAGCCTACCAGATGGGAATTGATGTGGTGAAACACTGGACAGCAACGAAGGACTTGAGGACACGAGACAGCCACAGGGCGATAGATGGCGAAGAAGTACCGTTTAACATGGCTTACTCAAATGGTCTTATGTATCCGGGAGACCCAAGCGGAATCCCGGCGGAGGTTTATAACTGTCGATGCACGCAACGAACTGCGCTGCCCGCCGAACTGGCACAACCGCGAATGATACGCGTTAAGAATTTGGAAACAGGCAGAAACGAAGTTGTAGAAGACATGACCTATTACGAATGGTTAGCAACGCAAAGGGGGCGAATATAATGGCGGATATTGATGTTGTAAGCCATGTAGATGAGGTAATTTTAAAAACTACCATGGCACTTGCAAGAGCGTTAGAACAGGCAGGAGCCGCCGCAGAAGGGCACGCAAAAGACCTTTGCCCGGTCGATACAGGCGCGTTGAGAAACAGTATTACGCACCAGACCGACTTAGAGAATCTCACAGAGACAATAGGCAGTAACGAAGAATATGCTGCCTATGTAGAGCTGGGAACTGGCGTGTATTACAAGGGAGGGCGAAAGACTCCATGGACTTATCAGGATGATAAAGGACGGTGGCATATCACAAACGGTCAGAGGGCGCAGCCGTATTTAAAACCAGCGGCGGCAAATTACGCAAAAGAATACACAGCAATCATTGCAGACGAATTAAAAGGAGCGATGGGATAATGAACAGATTGTCTTTGCTCGTCAAGGCAAGAGAAACGGCAGAGTATTTTACTGATAAAAAATTTAAATACTCTCAGGGCGTGGCGAATAGCTGGGCAGGCGCAAAGAAGAAAAAGGTAAGCAACTGTGCGTCATTTGTATGCTATTGCCTACAGCAATTAGGCATCCTCAAACCGGGGCAACTGTTTTATTGCAACAGGAACGGAGCAGTTGTCTATAAGGGCACAGGAACAAAAGCGGCTGTATCAAAACGATATAGATTGATAAAAGTAAATAAATTACCCCGGGATTATAAAAACAAATTAAAACCGGGAGACATTTGCTTTTACCGTCTACATACCAATATTTTCGCAGGGATAAACGAGAGCAATAAAATGGTGTGGTGGGATGCCGGAAAGGCTAGCACTAACACAGGAAAAGCAGGCGGAACATACAAAAAGATACACAGAATCATCAACGGAAAACAGAAGATTTTATATGTGTTGAGATGGAAAGGGTGAGGGAATGACGCAGAAGAAAATTATTGACGTGTCGGTATACAACGGCACAATCGACTGGAAGAAAGTAAAGAAATACGGTTGCGATGGTGCAATCATTAAGATTATCCGCAAAGATTTAGGCAAAGACAAGAAGTTTGAGGCAAACTACAAAAAATGCGAGGAGTTGGGCATCCCATGGGGCGTATACAACTACACATACGCAACCACAACGGCAAAAGCTAAGTCGGACATGGAGCTTGTATGTGACATCCTCGACAAGGTCAGCAAAAAGCATTTTAAATACGGCGTCTGGTTTGATATTGAGGACAAAGTGCAGGCAAGACTGAGTGAGGTAAAAATTGCTGAGATTATTAATGCGGCACAGACTGTCGTTGAGTCAAGAGGCTATAAATTTGGCGTTTACACTGGGATGTCGTATTTTTCAGAGCATATTAATAAAAACAAGGTCAAGTGTAAAAACTGGTGGATTGCACGTTATTACAAAGGCTATAACCGCATGGCATTTAAGGCAACACCGAACAAATCCTATAAGCCTACAAACGTGCCTGATCTCATGGCATGGCAGTATACCAGCTCTGGCACGTTTCCGGCTAAGGTTTCAACCGGCAACGGCGGCAAGTTTGATTTAAATATTTTATATCACGACTTTCCAGCGGCGGCACAGAAGGAAGAAACAGCCGAAAAGGTTAAATACACCGGGAAATTCCCCAAATTGCCACCACGAGGCTATTACACGTTTTTAGATGGCATTACAGTGTTAAAAAACACAAGGGAAGAAATTGAGAAAATGCAGAAGTTTTTAAACTGGGCTATCGGCTCGAAATTAGATACTGACGGCAAATATGGAGAAAAGACAGAAGATGCAGTTAGTATTTTCCAGTCGAAATGTAAATTAAAAATTGACGGCAAATTTGGGGCAAAATCCCTTAAAGCCGCAAAAACATTTAGAAAGTAATCGCGAAGTACTGCGATTTACATATAAAGTCATTTAGGGAAAGAAATCCCTCGAAGAAAAGGAGTAATCAAATGGCATTAACAAGAGCTTTTTTAAAGAGCATGACACTTACAGATGAACAGGTTTCCGCGATTATCGAGGAGCACTCTGCAACCGTTACAGGTTTAAAAGGCGAGATCACTAAATACAAAGAGGACGCAGAGAAAGTCCCAGACCTTCAGAAGAAATTGGAGGACTACGAAAAGGACGACTGGAAAGGCAAGTATGAGAAAGAACACGCAGGTTTTGAGAGCTACAAAGCCGAACAGGACAAGAAAGCGTCCTACAGCGCGAAAGAAGTCGCGTATAAGAAGATGCTTGAGGAGTCCGGCGTGTCCAGTAAAGTAATTAACCTTGCATTAAAAGCATCAAAAGAGACTATTGATAATTTAAAAATCGGAACTGACGGCAAATTTGAGAATGCAGCAGAAGTAGAAAAAGGCATCAAAGAAGCGTATGCCGATTATATTACAACTGAAAAAACTCAGGGCGCTAATGTATCAAATCCACCGGGAGGAGAACCGGGGAAAATGACCAAGAAAGAAATCATGGAAATTAAAGATGCAGGCGAACGTCAGAAAGCGATTGCGGAAAATCACGAACTTTTTGGATTTTGAAAGGAGTAAACAATGCCAGGAGTAACTATTAGCACTGTATTAAATACAGATAGCACCCTCAAAGCGAGAGAAATTGATTTTGTAACAAGATTTGAAAAAAACTGGGATGCATTAAGAACCATCTTGGGAATCGTTAGACCTATTAGAAAAGAGCCGGGCACTAGCTTAGTAACCTACGAAGCGCAGATGAAAGATGAAGCTTTACAGGGCGGCGCAAGTGTGGGCGAGGGAGAGGCAATCCCTTTTACGCAGTTTAAAGTTGTGGAAAGTAAGAGAGAAGATATTGTCGTAGAAAAATACGCTAAATCTTTAACTCTTGAGTCTGTGGCAAAATGGGGCGCAACCGTTGCGATTGAAAAAACAGATGATGCCTTTATGGTTGAGCTGCAGAACAAGGTTTTAAAGGATTTTTACACATTTTTAAAAACCGGAACATTAAAAGGAACACAGAAGAAATGGCAGAAAGCACTTGCAATCGCAAAAGGTGCTGTACTTAATAAATTCGCAGGAATGAACAGAAATGTAACCGAAGTCGTAGGATTTGCAAACGTAATGGATTTTTACGACTGGTTAGGTGATAAAGAGATTACTGTGCAGACAATGTTTGGTTTACAGTATATCAAAAATTTCTTCGGCTTCTCCACACTGTTCCTTCTCCCTGACGACTATATTCCGGCAAAAACCGTCATTGCAACACCGGTGGAAAATATTGATTTATATTATATCGATCCCGGCGACAGCGATTTCAAAAAGCTTGGGCTGGACTACACGACATCCGGTGAGACAAATCTGATTGGATTCCACGCAGGCGGAAACTACACAAACGCCACAGGCGAAACATACGCCATTATGGGCATGAAACTGTGGGCAGAATACCTTGACGGTGTTTGTGTAGTTACCGTTGGAACTACAGAAACTATCCCGGAAGTATCAAGTTTAAGTGGAAAATAAAAGGGGTTGATTGAGTGCTTTATGAAATCATGAATCACATTCACAATTTCTTCCCGGTCAAGGGGGCGGCGATCACAGGAAAAATAACAATCGGGGAATGGATTTTTGACACGCATATAGATGCAACGGCAGACACCAAAGACCTACGTTATTTTGACACTGCGATTCGCCTCCCACTACAGAACGGGCAGTATTATTTGATAAGCGGCTCTATTTTTAATGACGGGGTTTATCAGTATCACAAAGGCGATACTGCCCCGTTACAGGAGGAGACATTTGACGGTGTAGTGGTTCCACTGGCTATCCCTAAACCGTTTTTGTCACTGGTGGACGAAATCAGCGAGTGGCAAGCGAAAAACGGCAATTTAGGAGCGTATCAGTCGGAGTCATTTGGCGGCTATTCGTACAGCAGAGCAACAAATAGCAAGGGCGAGACCTACACATGGCAAGATGCCTTTAGGGCGCGCCTAAACCCATGGAGGAAAATGGCATGAGTTTAATCAATGAATTTTTACAGGATTGTATACTCATGGATAAAAAGCGCACTTCTGACGGCGAGGGTGGATTTATCACCGAATGGGTCGAGGGCGCTAAAATACAGGCGGCAATAGTCCGAGATACCTCCATGTCTGCCAGAGTGGCAGAAAAAGAGGGTGTAACAGCAACATATACAATCACTACAGCTAAAACAGTAAAGCTGAGCTATCATGATGTATTAAAAACAAAAGACGGAAAAATTTTTAGAGTTACATCAAATGCAGGAGAAAAAGAAACCCCTGTATCGTCCAATTTAGACATAGCACAGGTCATGGCGGAAAAGTGGGAGTTAACGTCATGACCCCAACGGCGGCACTGTATCAATTCTGGTCATCCTTCGGCATAACTGCATATCCGTCTAACAGGGTGCCGGAGGACGCCACTTTCCCTTTTATCACATATGAGCCGATTATAGCAAACTGGTGGACAGGCGCGGCCGCCGCCAGCACTGTAAACGTATGGTACCACACAGAATCAGAGGCAATTCCGAACAAAAAGGTAAAAGAAATCAGCGACAAATTACAAGGGGGAACCACGGTCAAGTGCGATGATGGAATCATTTTTTTATCACAGGACCAACCGTGGACTCCTTTGGTCGATGAAGCCGACTCGTCAATAGTACGCAGATACACAGTAATAACTATGCAATTTATAACTATTTAACGAGGTGAGCAAATGAAGTATACACAGGTACCTTCTGACCTTTTCAAAAAAATACAGATTAATGCCGGTATTATTGTATCAGCTTTTGAGCCAGAAACGGGCGCCATAACAGCAACTAACATCCTCATGGCAACCAGCGGCGGTTGTAGTTTTAGCGCAGAGCCGTCCTTTACGGATTTCGGGGAAGATATTGACAACGTACCAAAAAACACGATGGAACTCAAGGAAATTGAATCTATTGAAGTAAAATTATCAGGTACAGCCGTTACTATGGATACCACACAGGCTAAAAGCTTTATGGCGGCGGCAGACGTAGCAGGAAACAAAGTAACACCAAGGGCAGATTTAAAAGCAGAAGATTTTAAGGATATTTGGTGGATCGGTGACTATTCGGACGAAAATTCCGGGGATTCCGCCGGATTTATCGCGATTAAAATTATGAATGCCCTCTCAACGGGCGGATTTAAGATTAAATCAGATGATAAATCCAAAGGAAATTTTGATTTTGAATACACAGGGCACTACAGCATTAAGAACGCAGAGACAGTACCTTACGAGGTCTATATCAAAACAGGCGAAGCGGCGTAGGAGGTAAAGCATGAGATTATCAGAATTAACAGCAGAACAGGGCTTAGAAGCGATTGCGAATTCTCTTGAACATATCGGAAACATTGCAGACGATGATGACGCGCTTAAGCTGTGCCAGGAACTTGTGCCGCGGGAAGGTGAGAAATACATCAAAGTCTTTGCCAGGGGCGCTAAAACAGCCCCTAGACTGTTAAAAACACACAAAGATGACGTAATTGGAATCTTAGCGGCGTTTGAATTACAGACAGTTGAGGAATACAAGAAAAAGCACAAATTAATGGATGTTATCAAGGGTATGGTTGACCTCGTCAATGAGCCGGAGGTACGTCAGCTTTTTTTCTCAGCGCCAACAGGCGAAACCGGCGAGCACTCTGGCGATGTGCAGGAGAATACAGAGGCAACAGCGTAAAAGGCTTCTTGTTGTATGTCAAGGCTAAGATTTTAGATGATACAGAGGAATTAATTTACAAGCGATACATGGCCGATGGGCTGAAATATGTAACCGAAAGCATTTCGCAGGCATTCGGTGGGAAATATCTCTATGTATCATTTTTTGATTTAATTAATAGCGATAAAAAGCAAACAGCAACAAAGACTGGCGAAGAAATAGCCGCAGACGTCATTAAAAAAGCCGGATTGGTGGTGATGAGTGGTTGAATGTGATGGAATTGTTTGTCACTCTGGCAATCAAAGACACCGCATATAAGCAGGGGCTGAAAGACGCAGAAGGTAACGCCAGCTCGTCCACATCAAAAATCGGCGGGGCATTTAAAACAGTCGGGAAGGTGGCTAAAACAGCCATGGCGGCTGGTTCTGCCGCCGCTGCTGCATTTACAAAAACGTCAATAGATTCCGGAATGAATTTTGATACCGCGATGTCTCAGGTAGCAGCTACTATGGGAACAACCGTAGAAAAAATAGAAAACGTTAAAACCAAGGCCGAGGAAATGGGGCGCACAACAAAGTACACCGCAACGGAAGCGGCCGAAGGCATGAACATTCTTGCCCAAGCCGGCTTGTCGGCGGATGAGCAGATTAGCGGCATCGGGACAGTGCTTAACCTTGCCTCTGCCGGTGCCATGAGTCTGGAAGAATCGGCATCGTATACCGCTGGAGCTGTAAAAGGCTTTGGCGACTCAATGAGCAATGCATCTTATTATGCCGATTTGATGGCAAAAGGTGCTACTCTTGCCAATACGGACGTAAGAGGCCTTGGAGAGGCTTTCTCAGGCTCTGCCGCCACAGCGAAAAACTACGGTCAAGCGGCGGACAGTGTCACGCTTTCCCTGCTCCGCTTAGCGGAACAGAACGTAACAGGCTCTGAGGCATCTACGGCGTTAAATAGGGCAATGGCAGACCTATATACTCCGACTGACGACGCATCAAAAGCATTAGATCAGTTAAAGGTATCCGCTTATAAAACAAACGGCGAAGCAAAAGACTTTAACGACCTCGTAGACGAGCTGAATGGCTCTTTACAGGGTATGACAGCGGAACAAAAAAACAACGCTCTTGCTACGATTTTTACAACGCAAGGTTTGCAGGCATTTAACAAAATGACCGCATCAAGTGATGCGACTGTGCAAAAATTCTGGAAAGGGATACAGGATTCTTCCGGCTCCGCGGCACAGCAGGCGGCTACACAGCTAGACAATCTAAAAGGTGACATAACCTTGCTATCTAGTGCTACAGAGGGCTTAGAACTGGGTTTTTACAATACTTTTTCTGGCGCTATCCGTGGTGCCATCAAAGGTATAACAAGCGAGGTTAGTGGATTAGCTGAGGCGATGGAATCCGGCGGCATAAGCGGCGCTTTTTCCAAACTGGCGCAAGATGCGATTAATTTTAGTGGTCAGTTGCCGGGGCTGACAAAAATCGGCGGCGACCTCATAAACGGTTTAATTTCGAGTGTTACTCAAAATTCTGGCAGTATTACAACTGCTGTCGGCCAACTGTTAAATAATCTCGCCTCTACGATTTCCGTAGGACTAAATGTATTTACTTCGGTCGGAGTTAATTTGCTGACGACTATTGCCAGCGGCATGACTCAGGGCATCCCAACCTTTTTAGGACAGGCGTTGCCGATGTTGACGCAATTTACGGAATCACTGAGAAGCAATGCAGGAAAACTAATAAATGCAGGTTTGGCTCTTATCCAAAATATCGCGCAAGGGTTGATTAACTCTATCCCTGTATTGATTGCATATGTACCTACGATCATAACAAATTTAGCCGGTATCATTAACGATAACGCGCCAAAAATCCTTGCGACAGGAGTAACGATCATAACAAATTTAGCGATTGGCCTAGTTCGTGCGATTCCGTTGTTAATTGCTAATTTGCCTAAAATTATCACAGCCATTGTAAGTATATTTACAGCGTTCAACTGGTTTTCGCTTGGTAAAAACATTGTTACTGGCATAATAAAAGGGGTCAAAAATCTCCCATCGCTCTTAAAGACTGCTGCTAAAAATGCCGTAAACGGATTCAAAGGGGCGTTTAAGGGCAACGGCATTTTATCCGCTGTTAAAGGGGCGTTTACTAAGATACCGTCAGCTGTAAAGAGCATCTTTACTAAGGCAGTATCCCTTGTAAAAAGCTTCCCTGGACGGTTTAAGAATGCCTTAAAGTTTAGCTGGTCTCTTCCGCACCTAAACCTACCGCACCTGAGTGTTTCCGGCGGAAAAGCTCCGTTCGGTATTGGCGGAAAGGGCTCACTACCATCATTCCACATTAGCTGGTATAAAAAGGCTATGGAAAGCCCGTATGTATTTTCTGACGCCACATTGTTTGGAGCAGGAGAAGCAGGAGACGAGATGCTGTACGGTCGTAGTAGGTTAATGAGCGATATCAAAGAGGCAACACAGGGAACGAAAAATGATGTAACTATTAATGTAACTGTAAACGGTGCAGATAACCCAGAAGAATGGGGAAGAAGGATGGCAAGTGAGCTTAGAAGGCAGGTGAAAATGGCATAATGGCAAAGAAAAATAAAAAATCTGCTGCTCCCAGTGGTCTGTCTATATCGAGAGACAATCTGAAATTTACAATATCTTGGAAAATACCGGCGAAAAAATATGAGGATGGACAGTGGCTGTGGTATCGTCTACATACAAAAAACGCCGGTGCATCCAAATGGGATTGGACAAAGTGGAAGAAAATAGATGTGGGAAAATCAGCAACCAAAAAAACAGTAGCACTTGATGCAAAAAATTATTATCCTGTCTCATCAAAATTATTAAATGCGATAGAGTTTAAGGTAAAGGGCAAAACAAAAAGTGATAAAAAGCATACCTATACAGCCGCACATTCCACAAAGACATTTACCATTTATGCACCAAATGCCCCTTCCGTTTCTTATTCTCTTGATGATACTGGCGCAAATAAAGGTGCCTTTACTTGGAGCACATCATACGAGGCGAATGATGCGAGACATTTCGCAAAAACACAGGTACAGACTGCATTAATGGCAAACTATAAGGGCGCCATTGCGAACGCTCGCTTTGCCAATTCGGCTTATACAGGGGCTTCTGGTACATGGGAAATAACAGAGGATGGTTCCCCAACACAGAGTATGACATTCTGCCGCATTGTAAGGGTAAAGTCGAGAGGATGTGCCGGAGATTCCGGTTGGGGTTATGCGTACCATTATTACAGCATCCCGGAACGTCCAAACATACAGAACACAGGGAGCAAAGAGATAGGTTCCTCTAGCCGGTATGTATGGGCAAACTGGGTGCAGGCATCGCCACAAGACCGCCCTGTGGATTCCATGGAGCTACAATATGCCATAGACACGCCGGAAAGCGGAGAGAGGTATACCGGCACCTCATGGAGCACAGGAGTAACCGTTGCATACCATGACTACACGGTATCGGCAGATTTTAATACAGACGACGGCATAGCGGAAGACCAGATTATGTGGACAAGGGTGCAAAGTACGCACGATAAAAAATATGCGTATTCTGAGCCACGAGTAGCGGCACGAGGAGCCCTAAAATCCCCGTCATTTGATACGGTATCAGCGACAGGAACAACACTGACAATTAACAGCATTGAGCGCAACACGGAAGTGCCTGACGCTAAAACAGCCGTCTGGATGAAAATAGACAATGAAGAAAAAGGTATTATTGCAATCACCGACAAAGAGGGGACGATCACGGTTACGTGTCCGGACGTTTCCGGCGGCGCTGAATACCAGATTGCCCTCAAGAATTTTACCGGAACTTCTACGCCTCAGAATGGAGCGCCTGGCATTACCTACAAACTTAGCCCCCTCATGCAGTCAGGGTGGATTTACTCAGAGACAAGAAAAATTGCGGTTCCGCCGAAAAATATAACTGCAATAGCGGTAGCATCTGATACCGTAGAATTAACATGGGACTGGTCGTGGAAAAATGCGGATGCGGCTACTATATCATGGGCAGACCATGAGGACGCATGGATTAGTACGGATGCCCCAACCAGTTATGACGTGGAGGACAGGGAAACAACGTGGCATATCGGGTCCCTGGAATCGGCAAAAACATATTATTTCCGCGTAAGATTGCGGGATACGTCCGGGGATGAGGAAGTGTTATCTCCTTGGTCTGATACGGTTTCCGTATCGCTGAGCGAGACCCCAACGACTCCTACGCTTGCAACGACAGAAAATTATCTTGCCATGGACGACACAGTTATTTGCAGTGTCGGTTACACCGGAAACAGCAAAGCGAGCATAAAAATAGCAGAAGCGGTTAACGATGAGCCGGTTAAAGGCAAAGATGGAAACGTCGTTGTTTTAATGATGTCTTCCGGCATGGAGACATTATCGGAAACTATTGAAAACATTAATAAAATCTATACTGCAAGTGGTCTTTTGAGCAATCTGTGGAATGTAGGAGAAATCCATTATTTAAAAGCAATGGTTACAGCACAGGGAGGTAAAGAGGGGGCATGGTCAGATTCTGTGGCTGTCGAAATTGTTGCAAAACCTGCAATAGACAGCGTTTCAACAAATCTTGTTTCGGAAGCAACTACATATAATTCTGGCGATGTTACCACAGAAGCAAGTGACCAGACAGTACCAGAATCATCGGAAGGCACAACAAACTACTTAGAGCAGCTACCACTAACAATAGCCCCTTCCTTCGGGGATTCTGCTGGCACAGCAAAAGTAATGGTTGTCAGAGACGAGGATTATTATATTCTGCGCCCGGACGGATTAAAGGAACAGCATTTTGCCGGCGAAATTATTGCCAGTTTTACCGGTAGTGAAACAGATAACTACAGTATTGCCTTGGGCGACCTGATCGGGCAGATGGATGACGGTGCAAGGTACAGTATACAGATTGCATTTACAGATATTTATGACCATGTGGCAGAAAAAAAGATACCGTTTGTTGTGCGGTGGAAACATCAGCCGGAAGTGCCAACGGCCACTGTAAATACGATTGCAGACAATAAAACAGCAAGTATTGTTGTTACTAAACCAACTACATATGCTGATGGGGATACGTTTGATTTGTACCGGATGAGCGTAGACAGAGCAGAATTGATTCTGGAGAACGGAATCTATGGCCAGAAATATGTTGACCCATACCCTGCGCTAAACGAATACGGAGGCATATTGGTTGTAAATAAAACCGCCAACGGCGACTATATAACAGTAGATAGCTCGTTTGCATGGTTATACAACGAATTTTCGATAGCCCACGAAAAGGCAATCATTGATTTTGACAGTGAATCTATCGAAATCCAGTATAACCTTGATTTAGATAACTCATGGGATAAAGATTTTGAGAGGACAGTATACCTTGGTGGCTCTGTGCAAGGCGACTGGAACCCTGCAGTCACTCGTGATTTAAAAATTGATGCGGTAAGTATCTCACTAACAGAACCAACGATGATTGAGCAAATGAGACGCCTCGCAACGTATCCCGGAATATGTCACGTTAGGACGCCGGACGGTTCGTCTTTTTCCTGCGATATACAGGTATCAGAGAAAAAAGACCACGATAATAAAATGAGGGCAGATTTCTCACTAACGATTAAAAAAGTGGATTCGGAAGAACTGGACGCTGTGACGGAAGAACAGTGGAGCGCAGAGCATCCTAACGAGGTGATGTGATGGATTGGAGCAAAGGATTTTCAGCAAGATATATTTTGACCGTGGTTGACCCCAAGACGTGGACAGATCAGCAAGAATTTGAATTTACTGAGGGCAGTATTGACCGAGACAGCACGTCAGATTTAAGAGAATCTGCCTCTATTACAATAACAGAAAAGATAACAGATAGTGAGTGTTGGGTCCGCATTTACCTGCAGGCTAGACAGGGAGGGTCAGGAGCAAAAGTAGCACTGTTTACTGGCCTGACCGCCTTCCCAGAAAGAAAACTTGATGGTGTGAGAGAGGCTTACAACATCGACTGCTACTCAGTTCTCAAGCCGGCAGATGATGTGATTCTGCCGCGTGGATATTATGCACCAGCCGGTAGCGGAGCAAAACAGATTAAAAATCTACTTAATGATTGTATCCCTGCCCCCGTGTATGTCGAAGGAACATCGCCGATAACTACAGACAATATCGTTGCGGAAGATGGGGAAACAAGGCTCACAATGGCATTACACATATTAGATGCCATTGGCTGGCGGATGCGAATACTTGGCGACGGAAGTATTGTTATCTGCGCAAATGATAATAATAGCAGTCTTACAGTGGGAATTAACGCAAACGACATAATAGAGCGTGATGTAACGGACACATTTAACTGGTATGACACACCTAACTGTTTTATGGCAATACATGACGATTACGGCGCAGCCATCGCAAGGGACGACAGTCCGGGTAGTTATTTATCGACCGTCAGCCGCGGAAGAGAGGTGTGGAAATCGGAAACAGGCGTTGAATTATCCTCTGGGGAAAACATAGCGGCATACGCTGTGAGAAAACTAAAAGAATTGCAGAATCCTGCCAGAACAATGCAGTACAGCCGGCGATTTTTTGAGGACGTTCTTCTGGGCGATGTGGTCTTTTTAAACTATCCACGGCATAACCTTACCGGAAAATTTAGAATAACATCACAATCGCTATCCTTGGAACATGGTTGCCGCACGAAGGAAGAGGTGGAAAGCATTGAATGAATTTGTAAAAGAGATTGCCTCGACGATGAAGCAAAGCAAAACAAAAGCATATGATACAGTTGCAAAAGTCCTTCGGGTTGACGAAAAAACAGCATATGTCCACATTGACGGCGGAGCAGATGAAACCCCTGCGCAGATGACTATTAACTGCAAATCTGGGGATACGGTAAAAATACGTGTCTCCGGTGGAAAAGCATGGCTTACTGGAAATCTTACATCTCCACCAACAGATGATACAGCCGCAGAAAAAGTAAAACAATCGCATGAAAGATTTAAAAAAAGAACCGTTAAAAATTTTTGGTTACAGAACAAAAAAATTATTAATGCAGCTAAAACTGCAACAAATTTTATTGATTATATAGATGGTGTTGGACTGATAGTTGGCGACATGAGAGGGAACGCCCTTAAACAAAATACTTTACTTGATGCATATGGTATGGCTGTACGAAACGGTAATAGTGAGATTGTAAGGTTTGGTACAGCACCTATCGTGATTACCAACACGGACGGCGATAAAACTTATGAGGGCTCCGGCTCCGTGATGCAATCCAACCGCAACATTGTTGTTTCCACCCAGCAGACAAACCCAGACGACATCCATGGCGGCGGCAAGGCGGCTCTGGAATTGTATTACGATAAAACCAAGGACACCACAGGGCTTTCGTTGACCGTCAAGGACGGCTCAACATACAGTGACTTGTACGAGTCTATGGGAACCGGGATGTATGTCGATAACCACCGCATCCAATTTGTATCTAATGACGTAGAGTGCATCTTAGGTAAAAATAACATCCTGTGGGATGCTAACACTATAGGATATTGGATGCTTGCAGAGCATAAATTTACACTAAATGAGCCAATATCAATGCAACCGACCGGTGCAGTATTTGTCTGGAGTCACTATAGTAATGGAGCTTGTGATAATTGGTGGTGGACGTCGTTTTTCGTGCCTAAACAGCATGTTGCCTGGCGGCCGGGCGATGGTATGTTAATGAGCAATCCATATTACGGATTAAATAAATACTTATATATCGGTGATACATTTATACAGGGCACTGACAATAATAAATCTAATAACGCGCAAAACGGAATACCCGTTAACAATCAGGGCTTTGTACTAAGATATGTGTTAGGAGTGTAATTATGGAAGAATATTATATTGGATACGTATTTGACGGTTTGTACCCTCCAAAAGCTGCACAGTGGTGTAATGAAAACGGTACGTGTCATATCGAGGCAAATAAGGAAGGAAAGTATGAAATCGTTGAGAATGTTGACCGAGAAGAACCGGAACACCTATTTAACGATAACACGCCGTCCATACCAGAACTAAACAAAAAAATAGAAGAGCTTACAAAACAAAATGAGATGCTCGCAGATCGCTTGCTAAAGCTGTCTGATACGATTCATGCATAAGGAGGTGGAAGTATGATAGCTAGTGGAACAATAATTATTGACGGGCAGACATACCGCAAAGGAGATGTTATACACGATTTAGGCGGATGGGATTGTATAGATACGGACGGAAGTAAGCGATATTACTGGGGAAAGTCTTCTGAGGTAGATAAATTGCCCCATTATGTTGCAAGTGGTTCGACGGCGTTATGTGTAGACACAGGGGAATTATATGGCTTTTATGCCCCTGATAGCAAGTGGTTTTTACTTTAGGGAGGCATAGGACATGAGAAAAAGTGGTTTAACTGGAGATGAGGCGTATGCACTCTCAAAACGTAGGGGAACAACAGGAGATCTTGGCCCGCTAAAGAAAGAAATTGGTAAGCTAAAGGAAGATTTATCAAACAAAATTACAAAGTTCTATGCATCAAATCAAGGCGAAACCCATCTTGCCGATTCTGATAATGGAAAGATTCAAAATATGATGCTGTATGGCAAGTCAGAGCAGTTTACTACTATTGGGAAAAACCTCCTTAAAATTAAAGACGGTACACAAACACTACGAGGAGTAACAGTTACCGCGAAGGATGGAGTAGTTGCATTGAAAGGAACTGCAACAGAATCGGGATGGGCAGCGCTTACCGTTGATTCTTTTGTGTTAAATGGGACGTACATCCTTAGCTCTAATATTACTGCTAATATTAGAGTATTAGTAGCGAACAAATCATTCAAAACTGTTCTGGAACAGGGCAAATCAGCTACTTTAGAAAATGCAGAGGCATCCAGGGTGTGTTTTACTATCACAGAGGGTAAAACCTATGACATTTCTAATATTCTGATTCAAATAGAAAAAGGCTCTGTTGCCACTTCCTACGAACCTTACACCGGCGGCATTCCAAGTCCGAACCCGTCATATCCGCAGGAGATTAAAAGTGTTGTAAATCCGATTGTAAAATTGTCAAACGGAGATGGAACACAATCTGAGACTGTCACTCTTCCATACACGTTAAACGCAATTCCGGTCTCAAGCGGTGGTAACGTCACAATCAACGGACAGCAGTATGTTGCAGATTATGTGGATGTGGAACGAGGGAAGTTGATAAGGATGTGCAAAGAAAAAGTTTTCGATGGAACTGAAAAATGGCGTAGTGAATCCTCATATATGGTTGCAGACATATCAAATTTTAGTTACGTTGATAACAATAATCATGAACACATGACATATCTTCTTTGCAACAAATATAAAGTGTCAACAACTATTGACAATAATGATAACTTGATTTTTATAAGAAGAAACGGCGATGGTGTGGTTATAAAAGATACTTTGCATCAATCAACCGTTGATGATTGGAAAAAATATCTTAATGATAATCCATGCATTGTGCATTGTCTTTCGGCAATTCCCGAAGAAATTGATCTCACCACAGAAGAAATCATCGCATTCAAATCACTTGCTACATGTTATCCGACCACAAACATCAGCGTCAATTCAGAACAGCTTGATGGATATACAGTATTTAATTATCCGATTTCGATGCAAAATGGTTGGAATTATGTAAAACAGCAACTCAACGACAACCGAGATTACATCTATGATATGGATTTACAATCCGCAGAAGCCTATGTAAACAGCGAATACGCAGTAGCATTAACAGAATTGGAGGTATAAATTTGTGTTATACAGAACATTGTTAAAACTTAAAGAAAGAAATGGACTTACAGACGATTTAAAGAATAAGATTGATATTTTCTTCGCAACGGGCAGGATTACTGATGAACAGTACAATGAGCTGATGGATGTTAATAAGGAAGAAGAATCGAAAGCGGAAACTAACTAATTAATTAAAGAAGGCTTTAATTAATTTATAAAAACAAAAGAAAAATAATTTTTAAGGAGGAATGGAGATGGTAGATATTATGTTACCCTTAATAACTTGTATTTTTGTAGTTTTTGATTTGGCTAGTGGCGGAGTAGCCGCCTGTGCCAACCACAAGTGGAAATCCTCAGAAATGAGGAAAGGATTGTATCATAAATTTGGCTCTATTATGCTCGTGGTACTTGCGTATCTTATCGACTACGCTCAGAAATATGTAGACTTGGGCTTTCAGGTGCCTATTGCCGCAGGCGTGTGCGTCTACATCATTTTGATGGAGCTTGGCTCTATCGTGGAAAACATCGGCAAAATTAACCCTGATTTGCTCCCAGACAAAGTTAGAGCGATTTTAGGACTGGACAAAATAAAATAAATTTACGTAATTTTTGCGTGTTTGAGGTGATGCAGTGAACAGAAGTTTGATAAAAAAACTCTGGAAATTAGGCGATAAACAATTTATTGATTACGCCTTGTCGTGTGCCCGCTTAACTTTGCGGGAACGCGAAACTGTACAGTACTTGCTTTTTGACGGATTAACGCAGGAGCAAGCCGCCGAGAAAATGGATATAAGCACGAGAGGATTACAAGGGCTGTGGAGTTGTGCTGTGGAAAAAATTTTGTTAGTTCCCGGCACAATTCCGTACATAAACAGCCTTTAAGAAACTAAAGATGATTTAAAAATTGCGCAGAAATAAGCACACTATCTTCGTGGTGGTGTGCTTATTTTTTTGAGATAATAAAACTATAAGGAGGGCGGAGAGATGTATCAATATTGGAATCCTAACCCAGCGGCGGCAAAAGTGGGAGATTGTACTGTGCGTGCTATCTCAAAGGCTATGGGTCAGACGTGGGAAGAAACATACATACAGCTTGCGCTGTACGGCTTAATGCTGTCAGATATGCCCTCGGCTAACGCAGTGTGGGGCGCATACCTCAAAGATAATGGATTTAGCCGTTATATAATTCCAGATGAATATATGACCTGTACCGTCTCGGAATTTGCAAGCAACCACCCGGAAGGGGCTTATATTTTAGCACTGTCGGGGCACGTTATAGCGGTAATTGACGGTAATTACTACGACACGTGGGACAGTGGAGCAATGACACCAATATATTACTGGAGGGAAGGAGGAAAATAAATGTTCGGTTATCCACAATATCCACAACAGTATCCACAGTATCCGCAATATCCACAGCCGGATTATCTCGACCAGTTAAATCGACTAAAACAACAGCAGGCACCACCCCAACAAATGCAACAACAATCTAATCCCGATGAGCGGATTTGGGTACAAGGACAGGGTGCGGCGGAGGCATATTTAGTGGCACCAAATTCTTTTGTCCGTTTGTGGGACAGCCAAGCACCAATTTTTTACGAAAAAAGAGCAGACCAGACAGGCAGACCATTTTTAGAGGTGTTTGAGTATAAGCGCAAAGGCACAGATTCGCCTACAGCGGAGCTCTCACAGTCTAACCAACCAATTAACTACGAGGAACGCTTAAACGCCTTAGAAAGGCAAATGGAGACGTTAAGAAGGAGGGTATTGAATGAATCTCAATCCAATGCAGATGATACAGCAGTTTCAACAGTTCAGACAGCAGTTTCAGGGGGACCCGAAGCAGGAAGTGCAAAACCTGCTAAATAGCGGGCAAATGAGCCAGCAACAGTACAATCAGTTGCAGGGCATGGCAACACAGTTTCAAAACCTTTTAAAGGGTTTTAAATAAATAAAAAGGAGTGATTTCATGGGATTAACAACAGACGGAATGAGCCCGGCAGATTTAGCGGCAGTCACAGGCAACAATAACGGCGCATTTGGCGAGGGTAACGGTGCTTGGTGGATTATCATTCTTTTCCTCTTTATCTTCTGTGGATGGGGAAACGGAAATGGATGGAATAATGGTGGCGGAGGAGTGGCAGATAACTATGTATTAGCTTCTGATTTCGCAACCTTACAGCGCCAGATTGATAGCGGTATTTCCTCCCTTGAGCGTAAGAGCGATACCATCAATAGCGGTATTTGTGACGGATTTTATGCGGTAAATACCTCTCTTCTCAACGGATTTGCAGGAACAAATAGTACAATCCAGCAGAACGGATATGATACGCGAAACGCAATTCAGCAGGGACAGATTGCAGATATGCAGAGTTTTAACGCTTTACAGGCACAGTTAGCACAGTGTTGCTGCGATAACAAACAGGCTATTGCGGGCGTTAACTACAATATGGCGATGAACACCAATGCATTACAGCAGGAAGTTACAAACGGCTTCTGCCAGACAAACTTTAACAACGCAAACAACACAAGAGACATCATTGACAACCAGAATAACAACGCTAGAGCCATTCTCGATGCCCTCACAGCGCAGAGAATCGAAGCTAAGGACGCTAAGATTGCCGAGCAGAATCAGCAGTTATTTGCGGCACAGTTAGCGGCTTCTCAGGCGTCACAGAACGAAACCTTAAAGGCATACATGCAGGGTCAGTTTACTTATTACAACCCTAGACCAGTGCCAGCTTTTCCGGTTTCCGCACCATATCAGTACGGTAATTGCGGATGCAATACTGGTTGCGGATGCTAAAATTTTATAATTAGCAGCTTCCTGCACGACAGGATTGTTCGGTTTGTACCGATGATGCTTATAGCGGCGGGGCAATCGTTCCGCCGTTTATTATTAAAAAAGGAGTGATAACGTGGCAGAATTTACCAATAGTAATATTGTAACCGTAGCAGCGGGGCAGAATTTACCGCTCACAGAGACAGCTGTAAAGTGCGGCAACTGTATTGCACACCGTGAGGGGGCAGGAATTGTAACCCTCAGAGGTATTACAAACCAGTGCAGGGCGCGCTATAAGGTCAGCTTCGGGGCTAACATCGCCATACCTGACGGTGGAACTGTGGCACCTATTTCTGTTGCCCTAGCAATCGCCGGAGAACCATTAAATAGCGCGACAGCAATCGTAACACCTGCGGCGGCAGGCGGATATTTTAATGTATTTACAGCGGCGTTTATTGATGTACCGCGCGGGTGCTGCATAACGATCGCAGTCGAAAATACATCTACGCAGGCAATTAATATAGCCAATAGCAATTTAATCGTCGAGAGAGTAGCGTAAAGGAGGGCAAAGAATGGAATCATTACACAAATTAAAAAAAATGATGTGCAGAGAGCTGGACGAGATTTCGAACAAAGGCGACATGAGCCCCGGGGATTTGGAGGCAGTCCACAAACTGACAGACACGATTAAAAACATCGACAAGATTATGTATCTGGAAGGCGACAGCGAATACAGCCGTGGCGGTGACTGGGACACGTCAGGAAGATACAGCCGCGGGCGTTATCCTGACATGGATTACGGTGATTATAGCAATGCCCGTAGAGGTCAGCACTATGTGAGAGGCCATTACTCTTACAACGATGCAAAAATGCAGGTAAAAGAGACCATTAAAGACATGATGCATGACAGTAATCTGTCTAGCACAGATCAGGCGGCTCTAGGCAGGGCGTTAGCAGAATTAGACCGATAAAAGGAAGGGGTGCCGCAATGATTAATATGAGCGAAATTAATGCCGAAATTGCGGCATTAGAGGCAGGAAAAACAACCTACGCCACTTGCGAACGGCTTTCGATTTTATACAATGTACGCAATAATTTGGAGCCAGATAAAGCACCAAACCAATCAACACCAAAAACAGCATATTATTCTTACGCATCCGAGCCGGAATCTGAATTTAAGGAGGTAGCCCGGAAAGCAGACTTTGAGCATTTGCTGTATGTACTTGACGAACACATGAAAGCCATAGAAGCAATGTATCCGCGAGAATATCGTTCGGTTTTGCGAAAAATAAAAGAGGGCGCTTGAAACGTCCTCTTTCTTTCTGTATAATGTAACTGTATCTCCTTTATTTTTAATATTTTGTTATACAGTAACTGGTTTTAACCCGGTGGATTCGTCAGTCAATTACGAGAGCAATTGCAGATCAGGCGAGGACGATTCGGATTCCGGTGCATATGGTAGAGACAATGAATCGGGTTAATCGAACGAGCAGGAGGCTTTTACAGGAATACGGAAGAGAACCCACCCCAGAAGAAATCGCGGTTACGATGAATCTTCCGGTGGAGCGGATACTTGAAGTTTCTAAGATTTCACAGGAACCAGTTTCTTTAGAAACACCAATTGGAGAGGAAGAAGACAGTCATCTTGGAGACTTTATTCAGGATGAACATGTGCCTGTTCCGTCAGAAGAAGCAGCCCACACATTACTTCGTGAACAGCTTGAAGAAGTTATGGATACCCTGTCTGACCGGGAGCAAAAGGTTTTAGCACTTCGTTTTGGATTAGAAGATGGAAAGCCACATACCCTAGAAGAAGTGGGAAGAGACTTTCAAGTGACAAGAGAACGTATTCGCCAGATTGAGGCGAAGGCCCTGCGCAAGCTGCGTCATCCAACGAGGAGTAGAAAACTCAGAGATTTTTTGGGAGAATAGAATAAAGAAATAGAGAATAAAGAAATAGAGAATAAAGAAATAGAGAATAAAGGACAGGTATATTTATATGGATTTTAAGCCTTATAAATATACCTGCTTTTGTCATTGAAAAAAGGGATAGAGATACCGTATAATATTCAGAGAAAATAGATAAGTAATACATACGAAACAAGAAATAGGTT